GCCGGACATTCTTGGTAAAGCCGCTCCGAGAGGGAGCTTCCTTACAAAGAATGTGTGGGTCAATTCCCTCGCATCTGAGTAAGGAGGTTCCTCCTTCTGCGCCCATTTGGACGTAGCGTAGACTAAGTAGGTACACTGATCCGCCCCATTCGCTTGGGGGACCAGCAAGCGTGTGCTCACACCTCACGCCCTGGGGAGAAACCGCCTATGACCGTACGCTACGGCAGGTCAAGTGGAGGTCGCGTCCCTTAGGGAGATAGGAACGAGCATACTGTGCTCGGCCTATTGGCAAAACTACCAATAGGTCCGAAATGAAGGGGTAGTAGGGTTAGCACAAAGTGCTGAGTGAGGTAATCCCAAAAGACTACAAACGCGCTTAGAACACGCGTCCATGTCTGAGGTTCTCACCAACAGTTTATGGTGAACCCTAATTGTGTATACCAGATCGTCTCACAACCGGACTCTTGGGGAAACTTTGGCCGAATAAGCCTTAGCCCGGGGTGATCCGATGGCTGGTCTCCTTAGGGAGATGTCAGATTAGATCGGCCGGCTCGGGGAGCGATAACCATTGGAATGGTTAGACGATCATAACCCTATGATACCTTCGGGGTCAAACTAGGGGAACGTAGATTAGCCACTTGAAGCCTGATTGGTTTCACTCACCAAAGCCTTCCAAGGCTGGCTGCGGCCCCCGCAAGGGGAAACCGAAGTCCAAGAGTGCATTTTGAATTTTTAACAGTGACAAACACATTAATCAAGCGAACGCTTGGTCGTGCGTTTAATCGACTGCTAAGTTCTTATGCGTCTCTTGGTGCCATGCTCAAGGTAAAACTTGGGCGTCCAGCGGTGCAACATGTCTTAGGATGTGTTGCGCTTCTGGGACGGAGAGTTAACCTTTCAGTGGTTAAAGTGGTTATTACTACGTTGAAAGCCTATCATATGCTGTATAAGACGTCGGGAATGAAATTCCTAGTCATTTATTTAAAAGCATGCTCCTCGATGCTTCAGCAATATGTAGGTGGACAACGACTATACGACCTGACGCCTTTCGGGGCCCGGGTCGGTCGGACGCATAGTGGGTGCCCTTCTATTATTCCCGCTCTTCACCGAGCCCGTCTCCGACGTGGTTGTACTTGGACGATCCGGTTCTGGGCTACTCTATTCGGCTTATACCGTGTTTTAGAGTTTCCTGGGAAGGTGAAGATTAGTACAATTACGAAGGAGTGCGGTATGGATCCCTCTTTGGGTTATGAATTTAGTCAATTCGTAATCAACCATTTTATCAAAGTGTTGAAAACTAAGTTCCAAAAGGAAGGAACAGTGACTGATGCACTTTGGTCGAGTGAGGGTGAGGGTCCATTGGAGTACATGAAGAGTCTTCGTGCCAAGCCATTCGTAATTTCGAAGTCTGGGCCCGCGGTGCAAGGGTACAATGTGCCCGTAGGGGCGCAAAGTACTTCTCCTGCATCGATCCTAAGTTCGGCATACACGTGGCTCCACAGTCCTCTTTATCCACTCTTACAAGGGTGGTGTCGGATGACTGGGAACATATGGGTGCTGAACCGGATTGAGTCTTGGGCTAAGGAGTTGTGGGTTTGGGAGGATTCCCTTCCACTCTCATCGGGCGGGCCAGCGTGCCCGTTCGAAGCAACTAATTGGCTTGGGAAGCTCGGGTTCAAACCAGAACCGGCTGGTAAGGTACGAGTATTTGCGATGGTGGACCCTTGGACACAGTGGATCATGAATGCCCTGCATAAGGGTATTTTTGGTTTACTGGAGCAGATCCCGCAAGACGGGACATTTGATCAGGAGCGGCCGATAAGAAACTTGAGGGCATGGCAAGAGGCGAACCGTCACCCTGACGGTCGTCTCCCACCTGTGTTCTCATTTGATCTGTCTGCCGCCACCGATCGGATACCGTTGGTCTTGCAAAAGATCCTCTTAAGCCCCTTCTTAACAAGTTGGGGTGCGGAGTTGTGGGGTTGCCTCATGGTTGGTCGTAAGTATCATTGCCCCAAACGGATCTCCTTCGGTAAAGGTCAGCCTAAACAGCTGATCTCGGAGGAAGGTTACGTGAGGTATGCTACTGGACAACCCATGGGAGCTCTGTCTTCGTGGGCCATGCTCGCATTCATCCACCATGCACT